AATAACATTAGCAAATAGTGGAACATATAACTTACAATTCTCTGCACAAGTAGATAGAGTATCAGGTAGTGGAACAGATACCGTACATATTTGGTTGAAAAAGAACGGAACTAATGTATCGGCATCCGCAGGAGCAATAACCGTAAGTGGAGGAGCTGCAGCAGCTAAAACTATATCAAGTTGGAATTATGTAGTAGATGCAGCAGCAGGTGATTATTATGAAATAGTATGGGAACCAACGGATGCAAATCTTCAATTGATTGCAGCTGCAGCAACAGGTAACATACCTTCTATACCTTCTGTAATACTAACTGTAACACAAGTAAGATAAAAAAAATTACGATTATTAAAAATAACATTGTTAGAAATTATAAACACAATCAATATGAACGCAAAACAAGTATTAAATAAGATAATGACACTTTTGTCAAAAGATGAAATTGAATTAACTTATGCAAAATTAGCAGACGGAACAATCGTAGAGTCTGCAACATTCGATGTAGGTGAAGACCTATTCGTAGTATCAGAAGATGGAACAAAATCCCCAGCTCCCGATGGTTTCCACGATTTAATGTTGAAAGACACAGAAGGAAACGAAACTCTTTTAAAAGTAAAATCCGAAGGTGGTAAAATCGTTGAAAGAGAGAATGTAGAATTAGCAGACGCTGATGCATCTATGGAGGAAGTAAAAGACTTACCTAACACAGATGTAAAATCAAAAGCAAATGAAGTTGCTGACATTGAGTCTCCTGCAAGTAATGATAAAGGTTTAAAACCTGCATCTATGATGGCTGAAGAAACAAAAGAAGTAGGCCCATTACCAACAACTGGTGACGGAATGCCTGCTGACAACGAAGCTTCAACAGAAGAAGATGAGCCGTCAATCGAAATCGAATTGAAAGATATGGTTGCTAAATTAGCATATCGTATTGAGGAAATGGAAAAGAAGATGATGGAAATGGCTGAACCTAAAATGAAAGAAGAAGTAGTTGACAAAGAAGCAGATGTAACAGAAGAAGATGACATTGATATGGAACTTCCGAAGTTAGATGGTGCACCTGTTGAAACTAAAATGGCTTCAGTAGAATTGAACAGAAAAAACTATGGTAAGAAATCTATGAACACTCAGGATTCATTCTTATCTAAACTTTATAAATAAAAATTATTAAAAACTCATTAAATTAAAAAAATGAAAGCAAAACAAAATTTCGCATTACCTACAATCACCTCAACTTATGCTGGTGAATTTGCAGGTCAATACATTGCAGCAGCATTGTTAAGTGCAAGAACTTTGGATAACAAGCTTATTGAAATTCACCCTAACGTGAAATACAAAGAAGTAATCCAAAAATTAGACGTGTCTGGTATCGTACAAGACGCATCATGTGATTTCGTAACTTCAGGTAGTGTAGCATTGTCTGAAAGAATTTTAGAACCAAAGGAATTACAAGTTAACTTACAATTATGTAAGCAAGAGTTTGTACAATCATGGGAAGCTTTACAATTAGGCTACTCTGCATTTGATACAATCCCTGCAAACTTCAATGACTACTTAATCTCTTATGTAGGTGGTAAAGTAGCAGAAGCAACTGAAACTTCTATTTGGCAAGGTACAGCGGTGAATGGTCAATTCCTAGGATTTGAAACAGCATTCTCTGCATCTATCGCAGCAGGTGGAGCAACAGCAGTATTAGCAGCTAAGTCTGGTAGTATCGTTATCTCTGGTAGCATTACTTCAGCTAACGTATTAGACAAAATGAATTCAGTATTAAACACAGTACCTGATACAGTATATGGTAAGCAAGACTTATTATTCTACGTTGGTACAGGTGTTGCAAAGGCTTACCAACAAGCTTTAGCAGGTGGTGCTATCGGTGCAAACGGATGGAACAACCAATTAAACGTTGGTGAAAAACCTTTCAACTTCAATGGTGTTGAAATCGTATTATGTCCTGGTATGTCTGCTAACAAAATCGTTGCAGCTCAAAAATCAAACTTATTCTTCGGTACTGGTTTATTATCAGACTACAATGAAGTAAAAGTATTGGATATGGCTAATATCGACGGTTCGCAGAATTTTAGAATTATCATGCGCTATACAGCGGGTGTACAATTCGGTATTGGACAAGATATCGTTTATTACGGAGCTTACTAATAAAAAATAATTAAAGGGTGGGGTAAACACTCACCCTTTTTAATAACAAACTAAAACTTAATCAATATGCCTTGTAATTTATCAGCTGGAAGAAACGAAGTATGTAAAGATAGTATCGGTGGTTTATCCGGCGTATACTTCTTAAACTTTACTACCGGGTCTTTCACTAAAAACGGAGCCGGTGAAGTTACTGCATTCCCTTCAGGAAGCACAGTATACTATTATCAACTTAAAGGAACAAGTGCGTATACTGAAACAGTTAACACCTCTCGTGAAAACGGAACAACTTTCTTCTCTCAGGAATTAACTTTGAACTTGAAGAAATTGACAAACGAAATGACTACTCAATTAAAGCTTATGGCTTATGGTAGACCTCAAATCGTTGTCCACACAATGAACGGAGATGCTTTATTAGTAGGTGAAGTAGAAGGTGCAGATTTAACAGCAGGTACAATTCAAACAGGAGCAGCAATGGGAGACCTTTATGGTTATTCTGTTACTATGACTGGTATGGAACAATTACCGGCAGCGTTTATCAGCGGTTCAACAATCCAAAATCCATTCGCAGGTTTAGCTGCAAACAACCCAGTTGTTGTTTATGGAACTAATAGCTAATCAGTATAGCATTACTAAATATATAAGCCCTACTCTTAACGGAGTGGGGTTTTTTATTGATTATATTTAATTTTACCATTGTTAGAGATAAGAACAAACTAATACAAGATAATGCTTAGTTATTACAAAGGTGGATACAACGATTATATGATTAGAACTGCTCAGTTGCCGTCTGGGTCGAAGTTTTTGCTATTATCATACCAAGATATGATAACGCTAGAAAACAGTTCTGTCTTATTTGACCCTAATCAATGGTCTTATAATGCATGTGAGTCATTTGTATCTTTTAGTGTAAACTTCGATATAAACACAGACTATCCTGTTGGAACTGAATTTAGATTAACTCTAACACCAGCAGTATCTACTTCTGCAATACCATTTACATATACAGATGATGTGTGGAACGGAAGTATACAATTTTATGTATCGCAATCAATTAACAAGCCTGTATATAAAACACAGAATGATGAGTTTATATCTTATGCATCTGATAACGAATTTATTATCGTAGAACCATTTACAGGGCCAACTACAACGTCAACTACTTCTACAACAAGTACTACAAGTACAACTTCAACGTCTACGACTAGTACAACGTCTACTACGACAATTGCTCCTACTACTACAACTACAACTGCTGCACCAGGTACACCTGATGTAATATTTACATTTGGAAATCAAATAGGTGGAATGGGCTTTAATGTATGTTATTCTGCAACAAATACTTTAGCAGTAGGTGTTGGTGTATCAATTCCAACATATAGATGCTTTATGAGTTCAGATAGTGGTTGTACAACTCCATATGGAACAAGTTGGGATTTTGCTGCTGGACAAGGTCAATTTGTCCCTGCAGGCGGTGGTACTGGACAATTCACAACTAATTCTGGTGGGTCAATACAACCAGGTAATTTTTATAGAACGAGAATTAGTGGTAGCTTCCAATTTGACGTGCCAGGTTTAAGTATACCATTCTCACCAATACAAACATTTGATTTATCAGCTGGTGCATATCAGGACTTAACATTTATGGGAGTAACAGTAAGAATGCAAGGCCCAAGTTGTACATTAAATAACGCATCTGCTGTGTGTTAATAAAAAATAAATTATGAATAAAGAAACGAAACTTTCTATTGTGAATGTAACAAATAATCAACTTCCTTATATTACAGAGGATACTAAATCTCGTCACGCATGGGTACCATTTGGTGTTTATGGACACGATGATTTCTTTGATGCAGTTAATGTGGCGTATAACGCATCAACAACTAACGCTGCATGTGTAGAGGGAATAGCTGATTTAATTTATGGTAAAGGTTTATACTCAAAGAATTTAACTTTCAATGAGACATTACAAAAGTTAATTCCACAAGAGGAAACAAAGAGAGTATCATTTGACTTAAAGTTATTTGGTAATGCAGCATTTCAAGTTTATTGGGATGACTCACATACTAAAATAGTTAAGATGTATCATACTCCAATTCAGACTTTACGTGCAGAGAAACTATACGACAATCCTAGAATAGAAAACTATTATTATTGTGTAGATTGGAATGACCAAAGAAAGGTAAGAGATAAGAAAAAGATACCTGCATTTGGAACTTCTAATGAAAAGATGGAAATACTATGGATAAAAAATTATAGTCCAAATTTATATTATTATAGTTTGCCTGATTGGGTTTCTGCAATGCAATACTCAATCGTTGAAGGTGAGTTATCAAACTTACATTTAAACAATATCGAAAATGGTTTCTTGCCAATGGTAATGTTGAATATGAATAGTGGAGTACCGGCACCTGAAGAAAGACAAACAATAGAGGATTTATTATATGCTAAATTTACAGGCACCAAAAACGCAGGTAAGTTTATGTTGTCTTTTAATGATGACCCAACTACTAAACCTACAATTGATGTTATTCAAATTGACAATCTACATGAGAAGTTTCAGTATGTTGCAGAATATGCACAAGATAGAATATTAGTTGCACATAGAATTACGTCTCCATTGTTATTCGGTATTAGAACTGCAAACAACGGATTTAGTAGTCAGTCAGAGGAAATGATGACTGCATTTAGTATCATGCAATCTATGACTATATCTCCATTCCAAAACTTAATTTTAAATACATTGGATATGGCATTAAGAGAAGGTGGATATAGTGATATGGAATTATACTTTGAACAAGCAACTCCATTAGTAATTCTTTCACAACAAGCTGAGGAACAAGATAAGTCAGTTGCACAGGTTGAAGATGAAACTAATGACTCTTTGGAAAATCCTGCAACAACAGACAAAGGTGAAGACCAAACAGTTGACGAACCATTACCAAATAAAGCAGACGAAGAAACATTTAGAATGCCAACAATATTAAGCAAAGAATACGAAATTTATAAATAAACGAATATGCCAACAGCACTTTTTATAACAAGAAATGATATCATTAAGATTAGTCCATTACAGGGTGCGATAGATGCAGATGCTCTATTGCCCTTTATGAATACTGCTCAGGTAAAGTATATCAAAAATCTTATCGGTACGGTATTATATGATTTCTTACAAGCACAAATCATTGCAGGTACTGCACCTCTTTTAGATGTGTATTATCAAGACTTATTAGACGACCACATTAAACCAACATTGATTTGGTATACTTGTGTAGAGTATATACCTTTTAGCTCTATTCAATTCAAATCAAATGGTGCAGTGAAACAACAAAGTGAACAAGGTATTGCACCTTCTAAATTGGAAATTGATTATCTTAAACAACAAGCACAAACCAATGCTGACTATTATGCTTTAAGACTACAAAACTATTTGATATCTTATTCAAATCAGATACCACAATATTTGCAGTCAGTAGGTAATCAAACACAGATATATCCTGACCAGACAAATCAATTTTTCGGAGGTATTCAACTTTAATAAACTATGAGCAATTATTTACAATATAATCAGGGAGTTAATTATACTCTATACTACAATGTATTGGATTACTTTGAGATAATCATGACTAATCACCCGCAAATAACAAAGGTGACTACTGGTGATTTCTTTACTGTGGACGATAAAGAGTTTCCTATGTACCCTATTGGTAATGTGAATATATTAGAAAGCACAATAAGTGACTCTACAACTATACACCAAGTACAACTAATAGTTGCTGACAAGATAAAGAACAAGAATAACGAAAGTGGTAATCCATTAAATGTAACACGTAGAAATGATAACAAACAGATAATTCCTTTTTATGGAGTTGATGATACGATTGACATACTTGCTAACTCACTTGCAATTATAAACGATTTAACCTCATTTACTCAATATTCGGTATCTTCATTCGACATTGATGGAGAAATCAATTGTGTACCGTTTACAGACCGATTTAACAATGGTTTGGCAGGACATGTTGCAACATTTAATTTAACAACACCGAATTCTAGACCAAGATGTTTGTTTAATCTTTATCCTTCGGGCTCATACACAAACATAAATGGCTGTAATTAAGAAACACCCAAAAGAAATTAAGCAAGTTGCACTTTCAATCAGAAATGTTGCAAGTGCTATTGCACCACGTGATACTGGTAATCTTCGTAATGTATTAAGACAATATAATACACCTGAAAGAATGATTAAGTATTTACCAAATGGTAGTGCAACAATTACATTCTTTCAAGGCCCTCCTGGTGCAAGTTATGGTGTATGGTGGAATGACCCTCCTGCAATTAAAAGTAAACAGAGAAGGTCATTGAAAAAGAATAACTCTCAACACTTTAACTATGGGTCTAAATCTTTGAAAGACCCGGAAGTAAAAGCAAAGATTAAAGATTACGCAAAAGCATTAGGTAAACAAGTAGCTACTCAATTAGCTCAATCGATAAGAAAAAAATAGCATCACTAACTTTTCTAATTTCTATGGTTAGATAAGAAAGAATTAGGAATGTCTATATCAATAACTCAAAATCCTGCAATAGTTTCATTAGCACAATCACCGATAGTTTTTTCTGTGTTTGAAAATACTGCAATTGTTGCAAATACAGGATTTCAATATGTTGCTGAATTATATTATTGGACGGGGTCAACAACAAACTCCGGGTCTCTGCCTGACTATGTTTTATCTAAATTTCCAAATACGTCTTATACTGGCATATTTGATTTTAGTAGAATATTAAACTCAACTTTGCAAGACTTAGCAGAAGCAAATACTTCAAATGTAAAATACTATGCAGTTGATTTTTATACTCAATATCTTTCAAGTAGCATTTATGTTACAGGTAGTCACCTTAAATCTGACTCATATAAAATATTAGATGGTTATGGTATATTCCAAGAACCAATCGGACAGGCAATAACTGCAAAGACACCATTCTGGCCTTTAATGACTGATGGCCCTGCAACACAATCTGCATTCACAACTAACGAAGGTGTGACAGGTGTTTATGTTGGTATAGCTAATTCTGGGTCTCAACCTACAAGATTAAAATATACTTCTGAAAGTCAAACTGCATTCATAACATTAAGTGGCAGTGTAACTTCCTCACAACAAATACAGACATACCCCATAGGAGCAACACAAAGTGGGTTTCCTTTGAGTGGAAGCTTTTCGACATACAAAATACAAGCACAATCTGGAAGCGTTGATATTGGGTCTCCTATTACATTTAATATAGTATGTGAACAAAAGTATCCTAACGTAAGAATAAAGTGGAAAAACCGTTTTGGACAATTTGATTGGTTTAACTTTAATATGGTTAGCAAACAATCATTTAATACAGAAAGGAGAACTTACCAACCGCAACTAGGTAGCTGGCAGGGAACTAGTTTACAATATCAAAACTATGATAGCTCTGTATTAAATTATATTTCAGACTCAAAACAAGCAATATCAGTTCAAACAGATTGGGTAAGTGAAGACTATAACGATATATTCAAACAACTATTAGTTAGTGATGAAATTTATTGGATATACGATGAAGCAGATGGAGATTTAAGACCTATCACAATCAATACACAATCAATCACATTTAAAACAGGTGTGGTAGATAAGGTGATACAATACGCATTTGATTTTAACTACGGACAATCTTACAAACTTATAATCTAATGGGAGTAATTAGTACACAAGGTTTTGTATTTAGATTAGTTGCAAACGATGTGCAATTAGATTTGTTTGATGATGAAGATATACTAATATCTGATAACGCAACAGGTCTATTTGATTTAGGAGTATTGCCTGCTGATTTCACAAGACAAATAACTGTACCAGGTACAAAAAAGAATAATGCATTCTTTGAACACGTTTATGATATCAGTATTGATAATCCATTTCTATTTGCAACAAATACAAAAGTGCCATGTTATTTTGACTTTGGCTCATTCTATTTAGCTGATGGATATTTGCAGTTAAACAAAGTAAATATACTTGCAAATAAATTTATTGACTCATATGAGGTATCAGTATTTGGTGGCCTATCGTCATTCGCAAGAGATATCAATAGACTTTATCTTACAGACTTAACCTCATTATCACAATATAATCATACCGCATCATTAGATAACATTTCAGCAAGTTGGAGTGGTAATTTATTTAATGGAGATATAGTTTATCCACTTGCAGATTATGGTAGTGCATATCAATATACTCGTGGTGGTACGAATTTATTTGGTATAGATGATGTTGAAGGTGGACTAAGTGTACAAAACTTTAAACCTGCAATCAGAGTTAAACCGGTATTGGATGCAATCTTTGAAGAAGCAGGTTATACATACACTTCGTCTTTTTTGAATAAACCATTTATCGATGATGTTTATATGGTTTGTAATAATGCATTACAATATCCTGAGTTTAGTGGTGTTGATTTAGAAGGATATGGTAAAATAAAAATTGGTGCAATTAGTGGAAGCGGCATGACAAATGTCACATTGCCTTCCGGTAGTTTCGTGACATTACCTTGGTATAATGAATTATCTGACCCACAAAACTTTTATGCAAATGGTGCATATAGAGTAGATAAAAAAACTAACTTATCAGGCATACTGAATATAAACATAAATGTAAGTTGCTCGGTAAATAATATGCCAGGCACACTTTCTGCAAATGGAACATGGCAAATAAGAATGTTAGAAACAGGTAGTGCAACACCATATTCAACTCGTGCAATTGTATCTTATATAAATTTCTTTGACCAACTACAACAAAGTAGAACGGGTGGTATCAATACAACCTATGAATTAGCAACACAATTTGTAATGCAAGATATACCTCCTGGTAATTACTATTTTCAAATAAGGCAAAGTCCTAATTCTGCAGCTGGTACATTACCACTTGTGACATTAGACCCAAATTCAACTACTAAATCTTTTTTACAAATCAAAGAGGTTAAGCAAGCAGCAGATGGTAGAATAATGGATATACCTTCTAATATGCCATTTGCAACAACAGGTATTAAGCAGGTTGACTTTTTAGTTGGACTACAAAGAAAGTTTAATTTAGTAATTTATCCAAATAAGCTTAAATTAAATCAATTCATTATTGAAACATTTAATGAGTGGTATACACAAGGTCAAATAAAAGACTTTAATAGGTATATCAATTTAGATAAGAATATTGAATGTATTCCTGCAAATAACCTTGCAGTAAATAAACTAAACTTTGGAGATACATTGGATACTGATTATATATCACAACAATTTAGTAAACAAGCAAACAGAGAATATGGTAAAGCATATTATACGGATACAACTAACTTCTTTTCACAAGGTGAGTTGAATGTAAAAACTACTTTTGCATCTGACCCATTGCTTAGAATTGAAGGTACCGGTTTATCGGGTAGTGTTGGTGGATTAAATCCAACTGAAAGCACATTCTATGCAGGTACAGTACAACTTGCAAATGGCTCAAGACCTGATTTACCATGTACTTCAGCAACTATATTTGATGTATACACAACAACGGGTACATTGACACAAGGTTTAATAATGTATTATGATAGATATGCATCTTCACCGGTGACTGGATATTATAGTTTTGTTGCAGGACCTGGACAGGAAACAACTGAATTAAATAGATTTACAGGAGAAATCGGATACGGAACTGGATATTTCTGTTAAAAGTAAAATTATATGTCACAAATTATACCAATATACATACCGACTTACATAGGTGACCAAAACTATTCTCCAAATAGAGTTTTGCCACGCTTACTATTTTATAATGGTATGCTTGAGTGTGAGGAGTATTATATTGAAAGTGGCAGTTTAACAAATTCAGGCATACCTGTATTACAAGATAGATTTCCTTATTTCGACAACTATAATGTAGTAACTGGTAGTTTCCCAACAACAGATAGTGATAGTTTACTTTTTAATAATGAAGCTGCAGCATATGGTGAAATACCAACAGGCAGTCTTTATACAAATTATTGGGAGACATATGTAAACTTACTTTATAATCCTAGAACTCGTTTGTTTAATTGTGAAGCAATCATTCCTCTTGCAGATTACTACAAAATGGAATTGAATGATATCGTAGAGTGGAGAGGTAACTACTATCACTTACGTGCAATCAATGAATATAACTTAAAGA